AATGCTTCACCTAATCGTTTTTCAAAAACTTCACCCTCACCATCAGTAATATCTTTTTCTCCGATATTATGTGGTGCCATAATTATATCATATTCAAAATCACAATCAAGAGAACCATCATTATTTAACTCTGGATGTGTTTTAAAATTTTTGTATTGTACAATAACATGGGCAAAAGGCCCATCAATAACTTGAACACATATATTTTTATCATGAGGGTCATCTGGATTAGAAACTAACTGAAACCAGTTATCCTTCAGTTTGCTCTTTGATATCTTCGGTGCTAAGTTCGGCATCATTACCCCTTCCATAAGAAAATTCTTGATCCGCGGCTAATTCTATAGCATCCATAATTTGACCAGTAAAATATTTTTCTGGATCACTCAAGATTTGTTTACCGTATAATTTAGCACCATCTGGCATTTCATAACGAGTTGATACTTTCTTTAGTATACCATACTTTTCAGCTAATTCAAGTAGTCCATAATATTTGCTAAGTCCTGCATCATAAGTCAAAAGAACATCAACCATCTTATTTTCTTTGGTCAATCTTGATTTGAAATTTTTACAGTGAATTATGTTTCCAATGACATCTGTTCCTATCTTCTCTTTTCGTTTCGATAGAAATACTATATTGGATGCTGCATACTGAAGTCCAGAACCACCACCCATCACATCTTGAGGAAACATTGTTCCGACTTGCTTGTACGTGTGATTGGTAACCAGTAATGGAATTCCAGCCTTAGCAAGTTTGAGTGTTAAGACTCTGAATGCACCTTTGACAATTCGTGCCTTGGTCATGTCTACCTTGTCTGCACCCTCTGAGACATCCCCAACTTCTTTTGCTGTAGATAACATTCCAAGACTATCAAGACAAAGAAGGAGAGGTTTATCTTCTCCATTTTCTATATGTTTGTCTACTATCTTTGAACATTGTGTTGCAAACTCTTGAATGGTTGCTACAGGAAATTGCACAAATCTCTTAGTGTCAATATTCCGCTCTTCAACCATTTCAGGAGTTAAAGCTGATTCAGACTCAAAGTACAGAACACCCCCGCCAAGATTGTCTGTAAGAAACTGTTTGCAGAGGCCAAGTAGAAAAAATGTCTTTCCAGTAGCGCTCTCCCCCGCAAAGGCTGTAATTTTATTAGACGGTAAACCTTTGTGTATGCTACCAGACAACAAAGCATTAAGAATAAAAGAACCTGTGTCAATATACTCATTTACATTCCCCAGCATTCCATCAGCAACTTTGGAAGCATATTGATTCCCTGTTGCCGATATTAGTTCATCTAAAAAGTCATTCATCTATATCATTCCTCGATTGTAATACTGCCATAATTTTTAAAACTGTTTGATTTATTTCGGCTCTATCAGAATAATCTTCAGACCTATCTCTGCGATAAAGTAAATCTTTATATAATTTCCGCAGGTCTTCCGAAAGCCAACCGCCATAATCCATTTCCATAATAGTCCTATTTTACCATGAGTTGGAGATTTGTCAAGAGAAGAAATCCATAATTGTTGATTTCCTTTCATGATCCCAGCCAATAGTATCTAAAATAACCTTCATTGGGTCTAAAAAGGATTTCTCAAATTGTCGGTCATAATCAATATAATCATTTAATTTAAATTCTTTAGGAAGAGAATTCAACATTGCAATGGCACTATCTCCACTTGGATTTGGTTCCATAAGATATGTATATTTAATCTTTTCACCTTCTTGAATTCGTGGATATTTCTTTGTGAGTTTGTTCTTCTCAAGCATCATATTGTAAATTAAAGACCCCTTCACATGAAGTGGAGTTGACTTTCTATAGATTGTAGCTGAATCTCTGTATTTAGCTAGCCCCTTCACAGACCTTGGAAAAGAAACATCCTCTGCGGGTAAACCTTTAAATTCTTTCCGAAAGTTATCTATAAAATTTATAATATCATCTTCAGTCCCATTCATAATAATTTCAAAAGCTTCTTTGAGAGCTGTCCTACAAGTCTCAGGTGTAGAACTCTTAACTGCCTCAATTCCCATAATTTTGAGTTTGGGTTTCTTATACTGAATACCTTCAGAATTATGAACATTCAGAATGTAGTGTTTCTTTGCTGTCCAAATTCCAACATCAGCAAGAACCTCCCTCTTCATAACCATCTTTTGTTCAAATGCATTAACATGATCTGCTAAATCTTCATAACACTTTTCAATGACTCTTTCTATTTTATCATCACAAACACTATCCATGAACTTGATAATCTTGTCTGTATCAGTTAGCCCTACTTTTTCGACAAGAGAACTAAGGTCAACGTAAAGAGAGTCAGTATCAGAAGCAATGACATAATCGGTTCCATCTGTTTGTAATACTCCATTTAAATAATTGTTTACAGCTCTCTCAGCCCATCGAATAGAAAGTTGTCCCGCAACTGATACGGCTTCAGCATTCCTTACATCATAAAATCGGAACCATTGATTACCAAGGGCCCCGTAGGCTGAGTTAAGAGCAATTTTTAAGTTTAATTGTAAATTATAATATTGAGCTAATTTATTTGGATCTCCATCAGACCCCTTCTTTTCTTCCTCAATCATCAATTTCTTATACTTCACACGGTCAGTATACATCTGCTCCATCAGCTCAGGAAGAAACCCCTGTTTCTCTCGCGTGTACATAGACCCATTGGGAGTCATAGTAATGTTTTTCTCTTTAAGAAAACTGGTATCGAATTCACCATTAAGTAATGGCTCAACCAATTTATTTTGAGAATGCATTCCAATCAATGTCTCAGGAGAGATGTTGTACTGCATGATCAAATGAGGATACAGAGAATTCAAGTCAAAACTACATACCCAATTGTGTCTACCAGTTTGAGGATCTTTTACATAAGCGCCTTCATACGCCGTATTCTTTTCCTCAAATCTCTTTTGTGGAATTACAATTTTCTTATCTCTGAGATGATTGTAGATAATCATATCCCACATCTTCACTGGACTGAATACATCATTGAAATTAATCTTAGCCAAATAAGCCAAAGAAATAATCATTTCCATGATCTTCAACTTATTTTCTAATTTCTCAACCAAAATTACATCATGAATATTGTAGTCTAAGAATTTCTGGAAATTTGTCTTATAGAGTTCATGAAGAGAAGTTGCTTCAGAATAATCAAGTTTTTTCTCCCCAAGTTCAGCGTAAGCTATGAAATTCAAAGCATAAGATTCACGGTTGATGTATGTGAATTTTCCATACGCATCCATATAATCTATACTAGAAATTCCCTGCATGTCATAAACTTGTTGTTTTCTACCGCCCATCAAGTTTACTTCATTCTCTCTAATCCATCCCCAAGGAGATAATTTATTGGCTATCTTTGAGCCGTGTACCTTTGTAATTCGATTCACCAAATAGGGCACATCAAAAAATCGAGTATTCCATCCAGTTACAATGTCTGGATAGTTTGACTTCCAATCATCAACAAAAGCTTCTAACAGAGCGTGTTCATTTGGACATCGAATATATCGCACATCTGGTGGAGGATTAAAATCACCACAGCCATAAACTTTAAAATCATCACCCATCTTGATAGAGATGGCTAAAACCTGTTCATTAGCTTCTCTGATATTTGGAAATCCATATTCTGAACTTGTTTCAATATCTATATAAGCTATTTTAACTTTTGATATATCATAGTCAATCATGCCTGGATACTTATCAGAAATAAAGGAATACTGAAATTGGTCTACACCATAAACATCCTGACCATAAGTTCGCATGGCCTGTCTTGATTCTCTCATGTTTCCCCATTTCACAGGGGCTACGGGTTTACCGTCTAGAGTTTTCCAATCTGATTTCCGTTGTGCGGGAACATATAAGGTAGGATCATAGCGTACTTTCCTTTGAAAAGTAAGGCCATGTTCATCAACACCCCTTAGAGCAATATAGTTTCCTTGGGGTTGAACATTAGTATAAAACATTAATAATATTTTTGATAAGGGATTTCTAAGTTGTCAAATATATTATAACACCATTTGATTTGCGTGTCAACCCATTTAATGCGGCCAGAGAAGGCCCCAATTACAAATAGGATTTGAAGATATATTTTGAGGAATAATCCAATCAGAAAATAAGACCCTGCTTGTACTGGGTTTTTCCATTTGCCCTTAAAGCTGTCATTATTTTTCTTCGATTTGAACCATCCTTTTTGAAAGAACAATGTACCCATCCGCTGTTCGGCTTTCCTTTGGTGTAAAACTCCAAAATGAGCTGGTCAAAATCGAGTTCCTTACTTATCCAAGTAGAAACTTCTCCATTTGGTGTACCCAGCTGTTCAAAATCTGCTGCTTCTCCAAAACAATGCTGACTTGTTTTAGATCCGCCGACTTTACCGTTGAGTTGTGGTGACCTATATCCGCTGTTCACCGTAATCACTCCGAACTTTTCCCTGACAGGTTGAAGCACGTGATGAGCAAGTACTGTGAGGTTTACTATTTCTTCAATTCCTGGCTCATTCTTAACACCCATTCTATCCGCTGTTGAACTTTTTGTCAGTTCACTTAGCCAAAAGTTCTGTGATAATCTCATGTTATAACCTCAAGTTTTTGTGTGTTTGGGTCAAATTTTACTTTGACTGTCAGTTCTATTGGTAAGAGTTTACCATCTTTCATTTTTAATGGAACTTTACCCTCTACCGCTCCTACTAATGCATCCTT